TTGCTTTAGTGTTCTCGTCCCATTTAGTCCCAGTACGAGCTAAACTAATTGCTCTTTTTGCGTTGTCTGATCTTTTGCATCTTGCATCTCCAGACAATCCCTTATTCCATGCCACACGTCCTTTTTTAGATGCACTTAAGTTTGCTTTATGTTGCCCACTTTGCGGACCTATCTTTTTACCTGCGACACTAAATTTACCATCGCCGTTATGTTTATTAAAACTTCTAGTATCGGTTTTTGCATTAACTGTTTGTAAAATTTCTGTTTCAAGTTCAATCATTTCTTTAATTGACCCTGTATCAATTATTTCACGTTTCCACTCACTTCTAGATTCTAATATCATCGGCTTTACAGATTTACTAGTACAAATATATCCATCATTGGGATGACAATTTTTTGCAGTACGGGAACCAACATACCACATCATAGTTGGCAAGTGTGTCCATTTGTACACGTAGGCTATTGTCATAGTTTTAATTCCTTAATAAACCCGGTTAGGGATTCTTTCAGGTACTTTTGTACTTTTTGATCTTGACTGGCTTCACGTGCCAGTTCAAATACCTTATCTCCACCACGATAATTCATTAACGATTCGTAAATCGCCTTTGGATAAGCGTGAGGGGCACTCGGTTGTGCCACAATGTCAACGGTAATGATTTCAAAATCACTAACGTGTCCACTTCCTTCATTGACGTTACCAGATCCACGTGATGAAACACCGAGTTTTACACCACTTGTTATCATGGCTTCAACTAACTGTCCCATAGGGGTTGGTAATACTTTCAATTTTCCACGACCAGTTGGACCATCCATCCACATTTTTTCAATCATGTGGGAGACTCTGTCCAAATTGATCTTTAGATCGTCAGGGTGATCTACTTCGCCTAGTACAGAGTAACCTTCGTTAATCTGCTTATTGATGGCGTTCACGGCGTTTTCTATTTCATGAACGGGATAAACACGTTGGTTGGCATTCTTTACACCGCCCTCGATGAATATCCCTTCCATTTTGAGAGTCTTCTTCCCGTCCTCAGAAGATTCAGAAATGATCTGAATCCCTGCTCGGTCAAATGTAAGATTCTCTTTTAGGTACAAAGCCATTTGTAGTCCCTATATATTAGCGTTTTACGCCAGTATTTTGCTTCTGTACAGATTTTTGGTTTTGGGCACCAAGTGGCTTGCCGTCATTGCCAACAGAACTTCCATCTTTTGGATGCTCTTTGCTATACTCTTTACCAGTTGATTTTAGTTTCTCATTTCCACCACCAACAGAATTGCCAACTTTTCCGATTAATGCACCTGCATTTTTAGTTTTGTAACCATCGGATGCTGGTTTCTCAATTGGTTTTCCATCTGGAGATTCTTCTGCACCTTCAAAGTCAACTTCTTTACCACCAAAGTTAGCACCTGGACCAACTGAAGCGGGAGCCTTATTAACGTTTACATTTTTACCTGTTGCGCCAACTGGTTCACCTTCTTTGAATGTTCCTTGGTCTAGAGTGATTTTTTCAATCATCTCTGTATACTCTCTCATGATTTCTGATGGAGATTTCTTTCCAGAACCAGACTTACCACTGGTCGCAGATCCTGATTTACCTGATTTTCCACTCATTGCAGAACCAGACTCAGCGGCTTCCATTTTTGCAGAACCAGACTTACCTGATTTTGCAGATTTTTCTTTATCGGAACCAGATTTACCTGATTTTTCTGATCCAGACTTAGCGGAACCTTTCTTCAACCATGATGGCATTTCGCCTTCCATAGCCATTTCCGAATCCATTCCACCTTCTTGTCCTTCTGCTCCTCCGTCAAAACTTGGCTTTTCTTGACCTAGAGAATCTTGTGATGTCTCTGAGTCCATACCCATACCATCTTGGTCACCCATTATTTCGTCAAACTTAGCAAGCAAGTCATCCAATTTAGCATCGATGCTCATTACTTTGTCTTCGATTTCTTCGTGCTCTTCGTGTTCGTCACCGAATGCTTTTGCACCAGAACCAGAACCAGAACCAGGAACTGGTTCATTTCCAATTTCACCGTCTAATTCATCTTTATCACCACCAGTGATATCGAATTCTTCGTCACCTTCTTCTTCCATTTCTTCGTGAACCCACTCTTCGTTTTCAACTTCATCTGTCAAGTCGTCAACTTTCTTGTCGCTCACTTCCATTGCCATCTGATCTTCGTCCATAATAGACTCATAGATGTCACGTGATTTTTCTACAACGATATCATGAAACAAAGCACGGGCTTTGTCATCTTCATCATTGATAATATATTCAATTAGTTTTTCAAATTTGTTCATTGGAACTCCTTAATAATAAATTTGGCTTTGTAAATTTATTTACAAAACTATGCATATTTCTGCTTAAAATAGGGTGTTTTTTGAGATTTTTGATGAAAAAATAGTTTCAGAACTATTACAGACCACCTAAAGGTGCTCCACCGAGACCGACAAGACCTCCACCCCCCATTCCACCAATGCCACCCGCTTCTGGTTGGAAATATTGTTTGGCTATTTTTTTCAATTTTTTCTCGTGTTCAATTTTGCGAACATCATGACTTTTTCTAAGTTGATTTAGATGAGCCAAGGTAATACGATTGCCACGACTATCATCTTTTTTGGCCGTGGTTTCGTCTGACTTTTCGTCATAGTATCCTTCTGGTGCAGGATCAAATAATTCATTTACAATCATATAATTATTTACCAATAAATGAATTAAAGTGCCGGTGACGGAGCTGCACCCGGTGTTCCTCCACCTGGTCCTGCGGTGGCCCCAGCCATATTGGGTGCAGGAGCGTTTTCGCCTCCACTCATATCTGGTCCAAGTGCTTCCAAATCGGCCTGAACGGATCCAGGACTAATGCCGGCTGCACGAGCGTTTGGTGATTCAACTGGTGCTTCTTCAACATCCCCTCTTTCCTCAGACCATGCCTTCTCGTTCTCGCTGATCTCTTGTTCGCTCATCCCTAGATATCTTTTCATCAAGAATCTCTTGGATAGATATGGAACTTGCTCAAGTTGTGTATAATTTGCAATTCTTGCCTGATCAATGTCTGCTTGACGATATTGTGCAAAGTTTTGTGGCTCATTAAACTGTAGATCAAACAACGAACCATCGATATTAAATCCTCTCCAACGCATGAATAGTTTGAATTCACTATCCAATTTGTCAGCAATCATTGCCTGTAAACGTTGACAGTATTGATTAAAACGCCATTCTTGAATTAGCGCAGTACCAACACGTCCATCTTTATATGTCATACTGCCATCTTCTGCACCAGTTGGCAGGTAACTGGATGGTATACGAAGCCCACGGAACAATTTGTTCGTAAAGAATCTCAAATCGGTGATTTCACCTAGGTTTTGACCACCTGGGAACGTCTCTACACTACTTCCACGTCCATCCGCTGTAACAGGAAAGAAATAATCCTCATTTTGAGATAATGGATTATAAGTTGCATCCATCATATTTTGACCAGTACCAGAACCAGTCTGGGTGGGTATACGTCTTTGGTGAATCTCGTTCTTAATACGTTCCACAAATGCCATAGCCATGTGGGATGGCATATTTCCAACGTCAATTTTGAATATACGTCTTTCAGGTGCACGTTGCACACGATAGATAATGATACTGTCTTCGAGTAACTCTTTTTGCTTAAAAACCTTAAAAATGTTCTCTAATACACTGTTACCAAATGGCCAATATACGTCCAAACCCTCAGTTAAACTGATATGCACAACGTGTTCTGCATTAATAACTGCTTCATTTCTTGCATGGGAAAACCTAGAACCACCACCAAATGGTGCTTGTGGTTGCACATACGCACCACTTGGACCGCCAGTTTGTGGGTGATTTACATAGGTATCTGTGGTAGAAACTGCGGTAACTGTTAAGTTTTGGAAATTGGGATTTAAATCTTTAATTAAGTATTGTTCTGGCTTTTTCCCCTCACCCTCGTTAACAATGACCTTAGTAACCTTAGACATTTCAGTCCACATGAGTTTAAAATTCTCAGGATCTCTAATAAAAACCTGATCACCATATTTGAATACATTTCGAACAATCTTAAAAATACGTTTGTTAAATTCATTTAATGCCACCCACTGTTGTAATTGCTCATTAATGATTTTAATTTCATTATCCGTTGGGGATTCTTTAAATTTGACCGTAAATGCAGTGTGGTTTTCCATATTCTTTTGAGAGCAAAATTCTGCAAGAATATCAAGTGCTGCATTGACCTCCGAATCCATATCCATTT